TACGGACTAGCCAAACTTGTTAACCCAAAGAACGTACCTAAGTTTTTTGGGGCTTTCAGAGATATGGTGATGTTCAAAGCCACGCAGTTTAAGTGGTTACCTAAACCTAATGCTGTAGATACAGTATTCAACGCCCTCCAACCGGCTATTCGATTCACCAAAGACGAATGCCTAGACCTACCCGACATGACCTACGTAAAACGTGAGGTCGAACTAACCGCACAACAGAAAAAATACTACAAGATACTCAAAGATAAACTTATGGCGACAGCCGCAGGGGAACAAATATCTGCTGCAAACGCCGCAGTAGCTATGAACAAACTCCTACAGATATCTTGCGGGGCTGTGTACACCGACACTGGAGAGACGGTGGAGTTTGACATTAAGAATCGGTACAAGGTTCTACGTGAAGTGATCGACGAGTCTAGCCAGAAGGTTCTTATCTTTGTACCGTTCAAGCACGTTATTGACGTACTGGCTGAGAAGCTAAAAGCCGATGGTATAACAAACGAGATTATAAGAGGTGATGTAAGTGCCTCCAAGCGCACTGAGATATTTGCCAGATTCCAAGATGACCCAGACCCTAGAGTCCTGATAATCCAACCGCAAGCGGCTGCACATGGTGTAACGCTAACTGCGGCAAACACGATTGTATGGTGGGGGCCAACATCTTCTTTGGAAACTTACGCACAGGCCAACGCCCGTGTCCATCGAACGGGTCAGAAACATCCTTGTACAGTAGTGCAACTAGAAGGCTCAAGGGTAGAGAAACGCATCTACAAGATGCTAGACGAGCGGATAAACATCCATTCACAAATAATAGATTTATATCAAAATATGCTTGAACTATAAAAATAACTAGACTAAACTGCACCAAACCAAGAAGAACCATGCTAAACTTAATCTGATATGTGGAGATGTCGTGATGAGTAATGAGGTGAAACCCGACTTAGATCGGTTGGTCTCGGTCTATATAAAGATAAGAGACAAGAAGTTAGAGCTACAAGCCGCTCTAAAAGAACAAGAAGAAGAGCTTGTACTGAAGATGAAAGCCATAGAAATCAAACTCTTGGAGCACTGTAAAGATAACGGTGTCGAATCTGTCCGTACAGAGAACGGTACGTTCTATCGGTCTACCAAATCTAAATACTGGACTTCTGATTGGGAAGCGATGGGTAAATTTATCCTTGAAAATGAAGTGCCAGAACTGCTTGAGAAAAGAATCCATCAGGGGAATATGAAGCAGTTCCTTGAGGACAACCCCGAAAAGCTCCCACAGGGGTTAAATTGTGAGAGCGAATACACTGTAACTGTACGGAGGAAGAAATGAGTGAAAGTTATGTTCCGATTGAGGAACTAGCTAAATATCTTTCGGTCAAAATCCCTACTATCCGTGATTGGGTCAGTAAAGGATACATACCGAAAGACACCTATATAAAGGTAGCTAACACGTACCGTTTCAGTATTCCTGATGTGGTAACGGCCTTGAAGCAAGAAGCACCTGAACCTGTCTATGACAACCAAAACGAACCTGTTCAACTTGAACTGGATTTCAGCGATGAGGAAGATGTATGAGCGATTTAGCTTTATTTGAAAATATGCCTGACGAGTACAAACAACTTCTCGGGCAACTCCAACCTGACACCAATGCCTCTGGACGTGGCTCTTCTGCGGGCGGTATTAACCGACTCAGCATTCGTGGTGGTGTTTTCCGTAAAGTAGTTAACGGTCAAGAGGTAGGAGAACTGGAACAGCGTGCTATCAGTGTGGTTATTGTTAAAACTGCACCAATCTCACGTATGTATTTTGCGGGGCAGTACCAAGCTGGGGTGACTAACCCTCCTACATGTTGGTCTGGAGATACGCAAACAGGCCGTCCATCGGAAGATGTTTTATCTAGTGATCGTCAGTCAGAGACGTGTTTCGACTGCCCACAAAACATTAAAGGTTCCGGTCAAGGTGAAGGGCGTGCGTGCCGATACTCTCAACGTGTTGCAGTATTACTTGCTGACGCTGACGGTAAGGTTGTGTCTGATGAGGTGTATCAGCTTTCACTGCCCGCTACCAGCGTGTTCGGCGACAACAAAAACAAGATGGGGCTACAAACTTATGCCCGTTTGTTGGACTCACAGAAAGCTCCACTAGCTTCTTTACTTACTGAACTACGTTTTGATACAGACTCTTCCACACCCAAGCTGTGTTTCAAACCAGTACGTGTATTGGAACAGGATGAACTTAAAATAGCTGTAGCGTTGCAACAATCAAAAGATACAGAAAAACTTATTGCGCTCAGTGTAAAACCGAAGGAAGATGTAGCAGACGCTCCTGCCCTACCTAAGATAGAAATGCCGAAGGTAGAAGCGGTAGCAGAAGAAGAGGTCGAAGAACCAAAGGTTAAGGTGTCTAAAAAGAAAAAAGCAGAGACACCGGCTGATGTCGATCTCGCAAGTTTGCTAGATGAATTTGATGACTAAAAACAATGGGGCACTACGGTGCCCCTCTTACTCTGATGTGGAAATCTTATGGAAACCAAAGAGTTTCTTAGTACCGTTGCCGGAAGCGAAGGTTACTATTGCATAGTAGGAATAAAAAACGGTAAGACCATACAAAAATTCTATAACTCAGTTGATGCTGCGGCAGATGCGGCGCATCAATTCGATGCTGAAGGGTACGATGCTTACTATACTCCGGCTACGTATGCCGAAGATGTAAATCGTAGGGCTGAAAACGTCTTACAGATGAAGGCGTTGTTTTTAGATTTAGATTGTGGCGCGGATAAACCCTACCAAACACAGCGTGATGCACTGATTGCATTACAAGAATTCAAGAACGAGTATAACCTACCTACATGGACAGCCGTGGTCAATTCAGGCCGTGGTTTGCATGTTTACTGGATTCTTACGCGTACGTATTCCAGAGAAGAATGGCTACCGGTAGCGGAGAGGCTAAAGACAGCCTGTACTGAATTCGGCTTAGAGGCTGATCCGGTAGTGACTGCGGATGCAGCGCGTATCTTGCGCGTACCAAATACACACAACTTTAAGGATGACCCAGCGCGTGACGTTAAGGTCGTTCAGATGAAACAAGATTTCATAGAGTTGGATGTGTTTGCGTCTAAGCTCCCAGAAAGAGCGTCACCAGTTACCAGCGCAAGAGAGTATACAGACCAAGATGCTAAGGACATGGCCCGCGCAGTTGGTCAAAGTAAATACACAACCAAGTTTTCTAAACTTCTGATTGCTACGTCATCAGGCAAAGGTTGTGGGCAAGTTAATCGTGCGATTATGCAGCCCAACGATTTGTCGTACTCCGATTGGCTCCATGTACTGTCTATTGCCAAGCATTGCGAAGAAGACGGGGCACAGGCGATTCATCTGATCTCAAGTCGGTATGACGGCTACTCTGCCGACGAAACCGAGAAGGTAGTTGCACCGATTGAATATCCGCATCTGTGTTCTACGTTTGAATCCGATAACCCATCAGGGTGTGAAGGTTGTCCACACAAGGGCAAAATCAAGTCTCCTATCAGTCTGTGCAGAGAAGTGCGCATGGCTGAATCCAATGAGGTAGAGGTACAAGTCTTTGAGGAGCAGGAGGTAATTATGGAGGGGGAGGAAGAAGCCCCAACTCCTACGCCTAGCACCGTGAAGATAACTATACCCCAGTACCCGTTCCCCTATAAGCGTGGTATTAACGGAGGTGTGTATCTAGAAAAGAAGGATCAGGATGGAAATGTAGAACAGATAGAAGTGTATAACAGAGACTTCTACGTTACGAAGAGATTGCGTGATCCGATAGATGGGCCATCGTTTGAATTTAAGCACCATACCGACAGGGAAGGGGTACAAACATTTGTGCTACCCATGACTAAGCTGACTTCTAAGGACGAGTTCAGAAAGGCTATGGGGCTAAACGATATTTTTATTCTCCCTAAACAAGCGGAGTTAATTATGGTCTACATCGGTAGATGGATTGAACAGTTAAAACAAACTCAGGATATGGTCGAGGTGTATACGCAGTTTGGTTGGACTGAAGATATGAAGTCGTTCATCTTGGGTGACAGAGAAATATATGCTGACCGAATAGAGTACACCACACCTAGCAGCCGTACTGCGCAGTACATACCTATGTTCCAGAAGAAGGGGACACTAGATGGTTGGAAGAAGGTAACAGAGTTCTACAACCGGCCTGACTTTGAAGAGCATCAGTTTATGTTTGGGTTAACTTTTGGTTCTCCACTTATGGAGTTTATCCCCAATATATCCGGTGCTATCTACCATTTGATGAGCAAGGAAACCGGCTACGGAAAAACTACAGGTATGTTTGGTGGAGCTTCAGTATGGGGGCACCATAAAAAACTTGTACTCAAAGGCAAGGATACAGGTAACTCTGGTTGGAACCGTGCAGAGATATGGAAGAACATTCCGCTGTACATAGACGAGATCACTAACTACAAGCCCGAAGCCGCTAGTGAGTTTTGTTATGCCGCAACAGACGGTGAACAGAAAAACCGGATGAACAATCAGGGGCAAAACTCTGAAAGGTATCGTGGTAGAGAGTGGTCATTTATTGTAGCTACAACGGGCAATACTAGCTTGCATGAAATACTGTCTGCTAACCGAGAACATTCGGAGGGTGAAGTAGGTAGAGCCTTGGAAGCTATGGCTACCAAGAAGTTGTTTTCGGAAGAAGACACCGCATTAGCCAACACATTGCAGGAAGATTTGGCTAACAACTACGGACATGCAGGGGAGCCGTATATACAACATATTCTTAAAAACCCAGAAGCGACAGAAAAACTTGTTTTAGCTACAAGAGACGCAATGATAAAAGCGGCAAATTTAGATTCTCAGCACAGGTATTGGGTTGCAGAGTGCGCGTGTACGTATGCGGGAGTTATGATCGCTAAGAGCATTGGCTTGTTAGATTGGGATTTGGATGCGTTCTACGCTTGGATTATTAAGAAACTAAAGTTGGCTAGAGAAAATATGCAAAGCATGACCATAGATATACATAACCTCATTGCCGATTACATTGCGGATAACCCACGAGGCATTCTACGTGTAAAGAGTACTGACGATGCGAGAACCACTGATCCGGAGAAGGAGAATTTGATTATGCCGGATGCAACGCCATTGTATCGTTGGGTTGGAAGGCATGAGTACGACATTCATAAACTGTATTTGCGCCCCGCACCGTTCAAAGAATGGTGTATGAAACGAGGGCATGTATATGCTTCGGTACGGGAACTGATAAAACTACAGCTAAAAGGTAGAGTTACTAAGATGCGTTTAGGAAAAGGTACTAAACTCGATCTGCCATATCAGTCGGTAATCGAATTATCTTGGGCAGATGAGGTTAGCAATGACGAGGGTAATGCTGACTGATATATCACCTGACGGTGTACGTATCGTTGTAGATTGGGATAAGTTTAAGCCGGGGTCTTCGGTATTCATACCTTGTATAAACACGGCTAAAGCTATCGAACACTTAACAAAAGCCGCCCGGATAACTAAGAAAGATATAGAGCAACGTGTTCGTGTAGAGGACGGTAAGTATGGCGTTCGGGTTTGGCGGCTAAAGTAACTGTGGTACTATAGCCGCGCATCATTTCCTTATCAGAGGATTTAGCCCCCCTCTGGGGGGCACTTTTTATAGATCGCTGTCCAACCAATCCATAGCAGCATTAAACTCTTCGTTTGATTGCATTATCTCTGCCAGTGCTTTTTTATTTTGAATAGGCATACCGCCGGTTAATTTTGCAAACTGGCTTCTAGTAGCTCTACTATCCAGAGAACGATCCATAGCAGCCACATCAATAACTGAAGCTGGATGATCTAAATTGTACGCTTCTGCTTCTTCAATAGCTTCTGCGAATAATTCAGGTTTAGGGGCTTTAGGGTCTAACGCATAAGCTATCTTATCTAAAATTCCTTCTCTACGTGCCTTCCTTCCGGCTTCTTTGCGGATGTTAAGTGACAATCTGTCTCTAGCGGCCCGTGTAGAAATAGGAGAAAAACCCATAGCTTGTTTTAATATATCGCCTGTAGGTAATGCTCCAGAAATTACATCATCTCCACGTCCTGTCTCGTAACCTTTAGTAGCAAAACGATAGGCTTTGGCTACGTTAGATGCACCTGTTGGTAGTATGGCTTCAACCGCTCTGTCTTTGTTTCTCGGGTTATCATCAAGTAGTGATTCCATACCATCGTAGATACGTTTACCTACACCATAAGTTGGGCCAGCCCATGCCTCTACAATTGCTTCAGTTGCATTATTTGGCTTGTAGTTACCGCGATCACGGATCATTAAGTTAGTTAGAGAAATACGATCTGTTAAATCTATACCTAACTGACTTGCAATCAAACCGTAGTACAGGTCTCCCCCGATCATTTTGGCAACTATTGTGTTGAAGTCATCTTCATCATCGCCAAGGAATTGATTGGCTATGAACGCAACTACTCCATACATCGGAATACCTTTAACGCCGACTAACGCTCCGCCGGTTGCGGTTAGGTAGAAGAACATATTTCTAAGAATTCTAGCTTCTTCACGCTCTGCTTCTGTTCTTGCTTTACCGATCATGTCATCGAACAAAGTCTTAATCATACGAAAGTGCGTGTACAAGAACTGCGCGGGAACGCGCTTAAACTGCCAAATAACACTACCTACACTGGTTTGAGCTATACGAGGAGCTGTTGTCAGAGAGGCTGAAGTGTTAACCCACAGTGTAGTATCTATCGCTTGTTGGGCTGCTTGATCTCCAAACTTGTTAAACTCAGCTTCAGATATTTTTCCGAAACTCTTACCAGTAAGTTTCTCCATTTCTAGTATGTAGACACTCATGGCACTTGTTTGACGGA